GACAACTTGTGCCCTTTATCTTCAACCCAATCCAGAATGATATGTATGATACTTCCACATCCAGGGATGTCTATGTGAAGCCTTCCCAAGTAGGCGCAACCACCCTCTTCATGTGCGATTATCTACTAGATTGCATTACTATCCCTGGCACAACTTCTGTCATTATCAGTTATGACGAGTTTATTACTGGCCGTCTTCTACGCAAAGCCCAGGCTATATATGATAATCTGTATAAGGAGAATAATACTATTCCCGAACTCAAGCATAAGTCTACGTTTGAAAAGACCTATGAGTTTAGGGATAGCAAGGGGAAGAAGCATGGTGAGAGCAGTTTCTATATAGCCAGTGCTAAGTCTTTCTCCATGCCTCGTGGTGAGCCGATTCATAATTTGCTCTTAGACGAGTTAGGCTTCTGGCCATTAGGTACTGCAGCCGATGCTTTTGCTGCTGCACTCCAACGTGTACCTCTCCTTCCGAATACTAAGGTTCGGGCATTAAGCACACCTAATGGGGAGGATAATGATTTCTTTGAACTGTATATGGCAGCCAAAGAAGGCAAAGACATTGGCCAGTCTATATTCAAAGCTCACTTTTATGCCTGGTATCAGCATCCAGAGTACAGCCTTCTTCCATACAGCCCCTACGCTTTACCAGGAGACGAGGAGCCTATACTTCCCAATTTGTCTGATGACGAGATAGCCCTATTACTCCGCTTCGAGGCTATGGGCGTATCCATGCAGGATGGCCACAACAAGCTTCGTTGGCGTAGATACAAGCGAGTAGAATTCGCCAGTCTCCGCCGCAGCAGCGAGCATGTTCTTCTATTCGGTCAGGAATACCCAGAGGACGATGTAACCTGTTTCCAGGCTGCTGGAGATATGTGGTATGACCATGAGCGGATTAACGACATGGCCAGAGACTGTTATGAAGCTCCTTCCCACGCCTACTTCGCTGACATATGGGAGCATCCGCAGGAAGGTCAGAAGTACCTAGTCGCCATAGACCCCGGAGAGGGGAAGAAGTCGAAGTCTGTAGCCACTGTCTGGGTTGCCGCTGGTGATGTCCTTATGCGCCATGTAGCCACCCTTGCCGGTCTATATGACCAGCCAGATATGGCACAGAAGTCTAAGGACTTGGCTAGATACTATAATGGAGCAACTATAGCTACAGAGGACGCATTAGGATTCGTAGGTTATATTAGTGATTACCCTGACCTGTACTATAGAACAGACCCGGATACTGGACTGGTTGGGAAGAAGGTAGGCTGGCAGACTAACCGGAGTACGAAGAAGTATATGTGCAATGAAGTGGCCCGGCTCCTACCAGTTATCGAATGTCACGATATTCGCATCATTGAGCAGTGTAGGAATATAAAGGAAATAAAATCCGGTAGCACCATCATTCCTACTTCCATAGGTGCAGACGACTACCATGATAGTCTTGGTATAGCCATAGTTTGCCGGAGTTCCGTACCAGTAGAACGAGGACTTATAGGGGCAAAGGGATGGAAAGATGGCTGGGGATAAGGAGTAGATAATGACAGTTAGTAATACAATGACTAGTGCAAATGTAGTCGCCCGCTGCGACACACTGAAGAAATACTGGGGTGAGCGGAACCGGAGATTCAAAGACTGGTATGAGCAGATTCAGATGATTGATAGACTGGCGCAGAAGAACATGGAGTCTTTTGTAGGTAACGACCCCAGGGCAGCCTTTAACCTAATTCTAAGTGTCCTTGACCAGAAGATTCCTCACCGCATAAAGCCAGAGAACTTGACTATGGAGGAAACAATACCAGCAGCCGAGCTATCTGCCAACTTCGAATATATTTGGAGTAAGGTACAGAATGGCTATAGACAGCGAGGCCGGTACTTCATGCGTGACCTTATTGGTTTCTTAATATCTACTGGCTGGTATTCTGTCTTTTCTCTGATTAGCGTAGATGGTTCTACTTGTATTACTGAGCCTTGGAATCCAGCTACAGTCTTCCCAATCTGGGATGATACGCTTACCGAGTGCCCGCATATCTGGAGCCTGTCCTCTTCCCAGGCCAAGCGGTTAGCTACTCGCAACCATTGGGAGTTTTCTACTAACATGGACAGAGCTACTTGTTATGACTACTGGTGGCTTGATGACGGAGGCAAAGTTCACAACGCCGTAGTCCTAGGGAACATACTAGTAAAGCCAGATACTGCAGAACTGCGGCTTAGTCGCATCCCAATTTATGTCTCTCCTATTGGTGGTTTGCCAGACACTGGGGAAATAAACATTCGCAGGTCAGACCGCTGGAAGGGAGAGATAGGCCAGCCTCCCCTAGCCACTAACGAGAACATCTACAAGTCCTTCGACAAGTGGTGGACATTTGTTCTCCAGATACTCAGAGACACTGCCCAGCCAAGAACATATGAGAAATCTGCAGGTACTAATAGAATAGTCAAACCTGAGGACTGGGATGCACGAGGAGCGCATTTTAAGCTGGGCCAGCAAGATGAACTTGGCTATTTGAATCCTCCTCCTATGCCAGGAGAAATCCGCAGTACCCAGTTGGACATGGAAGCCATGATGCAGCGTGGAGGCCCTACTTGGTCACAGTATGGTAATGTCTCCAGCGGCATGACTGCCTATGTAATGAGCCAGGTAGTAGCTTCTACCAATAACACAGCCAAGCCTTTCCACAGGGGCATCATAGATTGCATTAGTGATATTGATAATTCCTGGGCATATCAGATGAAGGAATTTGGCTATAAACCATATGGGAGGACATTACCAGCTGGCCTCCCCGAGGACTTCGAGATTTCTGCCGAATACGAATTAAGGATACCTGGTGACCTTACCCAGCGAGCGACCAACGCCCGTATGCTTAATCCCGATTTCACCCTTAGCGAAGAGCGGATTATGGAATGGGACTTCCCGGAGATTCGCAATCCTGCCGAGGAGATTGCCAGACGTGATGCTGGTACAGCTAGACGTGACCCTGTATTTGCTGCCATCAATCTTGTACAGGCTCTGAGAGACGAAGCGAATCTCTTACGTAGGGCTAAGGACTTAGAAGCTGCAGAGCTGTATGAGAAGGTTGCTAACGCTAGGGAGCAGCAGCTTATGGGGCAGCAACAGCCACAGCAAGGCGGCTCTCAGCTTCCCTACGGTAACAGACCAGAGGCTGTTCCTCCTCAAGGCGCTGCACCTCCTATGAATACAACCGGCCAATAGCATAATAGTGCGAAGGAGTACAATATGCCTGATATAGCATTTGGACAAGGGTTCCAGAAGCAACTAACAGAGTGGGGAAAGAAGAGAGAAGAGGCTGCTTTCCAGCTTCGTCTTCGTACTACACCTGTACCTCCCCAATGGCCTGATGCTAAGGACATGCAGACCCAGCCACAAGTACAGCCTAAGTTCCCGGAGAGGAAGAAATGGTATGAGCGGCTTCCTACTTCCTTCCATCCCTCCTCTGCTCCTCTTATAGAAGCATACCAAGCTGGAACTAAGGAATATATCCAGCAGACCGAAGATATTGCTCAGGTAGAACTTGAGAGTATCTTGCACTTGGCTTTCTACGATGAACTGTACAGTTACATACCAGCCCTAGTGTCCTCTGGCTCAGTCAATAGTACTGACGAAGCACTTGCTTTTACTAGCATACCACCTGACTTAGACGAAGCGGAGTTCCAGCAACTTCGTATGGACATAGGCTCACTCATAGCAGCAAGAGATAAGCAATTCACTTCTCCTCAAATTGATGAGAATGGGGAGGTACAGGATAATGTCTTTGGACTAGAATATCCCCCATTAGAAGCCCCTCCAGAGCAGACAACTGCAAAGCCCGTAACCATTAGTCAACTGTCTAGGCAGGAAATATTGTCTGCACTAAGAGCACCACAGATTCCAGCCTCTGCCCTTACTGAGGAAGAGATGAACGCACATTTGAAGGACAAGGGCTGGAGTGACGAGGACGTAGACCAACAGCTGGCCATTACTACAGAACAGTTAATTGCTGAGGCTAAGAATCACAAGAGCCTTCTTGATGAGATAAGGGCAAACGGGATTAAGTTCCCA